ATGAAAGTCAAAACAGGTGCAGTCGAGAAGAACATCTACGTAGAGCTGCGAAGCGGCGCGCTACGTCTCACCGTTCAGGTCTCACCACTCCCCAAGTCGTCCGCAACATTCGACCTCGACCAGTACGAAGCAGGCCTCAACTGGGCCCGCCGGCGCCGCGTCGAACTGCTCGAACAAAAATCCAAATCGAAGCCTGAAGTGCCGCCAGCTGGGCCCGTCATGGAGCCAGGCTGGCATCCGTCCAGCATCCGCATCATCGAGGTGCTCGATAGCTACCGCGTTCGCGAGCTGCCCAAGTTGTCTGGAAAGGCCTCCGATAAGTCGAGGTTGAAGAGCCTTGGCGAGTGGTTTGGCCGATATACGCTCGGTCAACTCAGCTACGACGTGCTGGAGAAGTGGAAAACGGACCGGGAGTCAGGCTTGCTCGGCTCCGGACGGGTTACGGACCCAACACTCACTAAGCAAGAACGCTACAAACTCAAAAAGGCTGGCCAGCCCCTCCCACCGAAGCTGGTGAAGCCGGTTTCAGCACAAACAGTCCGGCACGAGATTGTCCTTTTGCGTCGCACACTCGTAGCGTACTTCCGTGCAAACGGACTGATGCATGTACACGGCGCCTGGCTGCAGTCGCAACACGTGATGGACATAACTTTGCCTGAGAAGCCCGAACCGCGCGACGTGCGTGTAGATGATGATGGCCTGGCTGCCCTCATCGAACAGTTGGATGACCCTGAGCTGCAGGCGTTCGTGCGCCTGGCAATCATGACCACGCTACGCCGTAGCGAGGTGTGCTCGCTGCTGTGGGAAGACGTCGACCTTGAAAACAAGGTCCTCGGGCTGCGCGCTCCGGGTCACCGTAAGAAAACGAAGACAAACGCGCGGCAAATCCCACTTTTGCCCCCGGCCATCGCAATTTTGCAGAAGCTCGGCCCAAAAGAGACCGGGAAAATCTTCAAAATAACACCTAGTGGTATCAGCCAAGCCTTGCGCCGCTGTGCCGACCGCGCCGGCCTCACTGACTTGCGCTTGCACGACCTTCGTCGCGAGGGCATCAGCCGCTTGGTCGAGCTGCTCCAGGTGCCATTGGCGACGGTCACTGTATTTTCTGGCCATAGCGACCAAGCCGTGCTGCAGAAGCACTACGTGCGCCAGCGTTCAAAGCTTATTGCTGAACAGCTCACGGCACATCCTGGAGCTGCGTCGATGATTTCGGCAATCTAAGGAAGAAAAGGCTAAACCCGCAGGACTACACAAGGTTTTAGGCCCTGTGGAGTTCCTCATGAAATACCTGACCAAGCCCGAAGTAGCCAGTTTTCTGCGTGTATCCGTGCGAACCCTTACCACTTACATGCAGCAAGGCTTGCTGCCACCGCCTTACCGGCTCGGTCTCAAGCTGCTCTGGGAAGAAGGCCAACTCGTTGACTTCATCCAGCGCAAACCGGCACCAGCCCCTGTACCCGCCGGCACACCGGCGAAAGCTAAGCGCGGGCGGCCGCGCAAAGCACTGAACTAACAACTCTGAGAGGACATATGGACGTGAAAAACTGCATCCTGGGCACGACTAACGGCAACGCTTTTCGCTGGGGCGAAGGCTGCGAAGGCCCCTATTACGTCGTAGCCCCCGATGGCTACAAAACCTCATGCTCGACACTCGAGAACGCGGCGGCGTTCATCGTTGTGATGGGCTGGCAGCACGAGCAACCAGTCGACGTTCGCGACCGGCTGACAGACTATGAGTTGAACACGCTCGAACTGTGCAAGTCGGACTATCATCGCCAGTGTCTGGCCGAGATGCACTGTCACTAACGGCTATACAAAGCAGGTTGGCATCCGCCCCGCTCACGCGGGGCTTCCTTCTTCAAGATGCGCATGCCCGCGCACGAAAATGTTCATTGCTGCGTTCACGTCTCGTTGATGATGCGCGCCGCACTCAGGACAATCCCATTCCCTCATTCCGAGTCCTTGCAGCCCTGTCGGGCCGCTGCGGCTTCCGCACGCAGAACAGTCTCGGGTTGTATATTTTTCGTCCACTGTCACGAACCTGTTGCCGGCGAAATCGCACTTGTACTTCAACATTGTCCGGAACGCTGACCATCCAGCATTCGATACGGCCTTTCCTAACCTGGTCTGCCTCAGCTTCGAGGCATCTACATCTCCTACGTAAATCTCTCCATACCTGCGCACCAAATCGCTGGTGACTTTATGCAGGTAGTCCTTCCTCTGATTCGTGGCCTTGGCATTCAGCGCCCGCGTCCGAGTCTTCTTCCTGGCCCGCTGGGCGACTGCCAGCTGTGGTTCAATCGCCTGGTAGAACTTCCTAATTTCGATACTTTCGCCATTCGACAGCACCGCTAGGTCTTTGAGACCCAGGTCGATGCCGATAGCCTCGCGAGCTTCGCTCGCTTTGCTAGCAACATAGGGCAGCCGCACACATAGATTGGCGTACCAGCGACCGCGGGCATCCTCGCTAACGTTCCCGCCATGGATGTCGTAGTCGCTGAGCCCGTAGCTATCCCAGACGCTCACCGGACCTTCTACGCCTGCCAGGAAGAGCTGGCCCTCGCGGACCCTGATGCCCTTCGTCTTGTACGGAATCCAGCCCAGACTGCGGCGCCGACCAGCAGATACGCGCCAACGCAGTTTGATTTTCTTGGCGTGGTAGCGCCGGCGAATATATTCTTCGTAGACGCCCTGGATGCTGTGGCTGTGCAGCTTCAGGCCAGCTTTGGCAGCGCCGCGGACGTAAGGCTGGACGTCGAATGCGGTCATGAACCGCCGCTCTCGCTCAAGCACCTTTAACGCCAGTTCCTGCGTGTAGTTCCATACCAGATTCACTTCCTCAGCCAGCGTACGCAACTGCTTGGCGTGCTTGTCCTTGATGCGAACGCGGAGTACTCGGGTCGTGTAGTTCAAGCGTGGCCATTTCGATAACTGCGAGGTGTTATTGTAAACATAACGTAGTTCCTGCCGTCAATGCTTCCACTGCAGATGTATAAACTATTCGATGTTCGTCGGCTCCGGGTCTACGCTGATATCGTCGCTCGCTGGGTCCTGGTCGAGCGGCTCGTCATCGTTCGGTTGCTCGTCGGGCAGTTCTTCATCTGGAGTGTCGACCGTCGGCTTCGCGTTGATGCCGCGCTTGGCCAGCGCTTCGATTTGGAGCGCTTCGAGGGTTGAAGCTTCGACGCTCGTGCTGTAGCCGTTTCCGTCAAATTTGTGCGTAGCGCGGGTGACAACCCATTCCCCCTCAAATGCTGGGCGCAGCTTTTCGACAACAATCGGGCACTCAGCCGTTACCTCTGGTCGGCCTGGAAACACGAAGGTCACTTTGCGCATGTTCCGTAGCCGCTTGCTGTACTCCGACTTTGCTGCCGCCGCGGCTTCGGCCTCGGACTTGTACTTGTGGCGAATCTTTTTGACCTGGCCTTCACCTTGGCCGACAACGACAGGCTTCTGTTTCGCGCCGCGCGTCGTGTGATAGAACGCGGCTACCTGACCGGCGCCTTCTTTCGTTGACGCTTGCAGCGAGAACGACGTCAGCTCGTCGCCTCGCAATGTCACCTTAGCAAGCTTCTTGCCGCCCGCAGACGTAAGCTTTCCACGCTTTGAAACCGCCAGGACGCCACCAGCAGGCTTCGTGATGCAGTCGTAGATTTTCCCAAGGCGCAGCAGCAGATTGAGGTCGGATTCAGCGTTCTGGTCGATGTGCGGTAGCGGAATGCTCTGCAGCTCGTCGCTCATCATCAATGCCATACCGTGCGCTTTAGCGATTTTCGCTGCCAGCTCGCCAAACTTGGTGTCCTTCGGCCAGCTACGGGTCTTCTGCGAGTTGAACGGCACTTGGCCTTTTGGCGTCTTGTCGAACACTGCAGCATGTCCACGCAACGTCATCACGCAAGGCGGCCCATGCAGCGTAGCTTCGTCGATGACGAACATGCCCATGTCGACTAGATTGTCGCCGTAGCCCATGAACACGCGAGCCTCCGCACCGGTCGGCGGCAGCTCGAGCGGGTTGTCGTCGTCATGGTCAGCCAGGGCGATTTCCAGCGTGTCGCTGTCGAGGCCGGTTTCGTCAGTCAGCGTCATGCTAATCAAGCGCGGCTTGATGATGGTGGTGATGTCCTTGTCATTGATTTCAACGACGAAGCGGGGCGGTTGGTACGACATTTCAGCTCCAGAGCTTCACAGACTGCATGACGTTGGCGAGGTTCGGCAGTGGCGGCAGGGTCAGCGGCAAGCCACCAGGAAGCACGGCGCCGACATTGCCCAACGCGGGATTTTTCTCTAGCAGCCGTTCGACAACGCGACCGCTCACCCGGCCGTAATAGCTGGCTGCAATGTTCGAGAGCGTGTCGCCGGCGCGTGCGATGTAGATATTCACGTCCGCCAGGTTGGGCGCCTGCATTGGCAGCTGGTCAGTGCCGTAGTTACTAGCCGCCCAGGGCTGTGTCGGCGTAGGCTCCGGCTCATAGGCGCCGGTACCTGTTGGGCCCGCATACTGGCTGCTCTCAGTCGTGTTCTGTTCCATTTCGTTGTCGTACCGCTTCAGCTGCAGCGTGAACTCGATTTTCTGTGGCACGCCGCCAGGCAGGAACTCGCTCTGCTTCTCGTCGACCGAAAGCACAACCCACTGGCCAAGCAGGTACCCTTGGCCGTTGATGAGCTCTTGCGGTCGGCCCTGGACGGCCAGAGCACGGAGGTTATCCATTTGGACCAAGCCGCCTCGGAACTCAGGGAAAATCACCCCGGACAATGAAATCGTCTCGTCATCCAGACCCACGAACTGCAGCGCCGGTCCGTTACCGAACCGGTCCTGCGACGCCCATTTGTAGGCGGTTGTACGAGTGAACTCCTGGTACGCAGCAGTCTCGACAGAAAATTGGAACTCACCCAGGGCGAGCATTACTTCGGCAGCCATAAGGCCTCCCGTGGATTGTTAGTCGTGCATCGCCGCGCTGGACTTTGGGGCAGCGTTGGCAGTCGCCAGGTTGACAGTACGTTTAGCGAATGCCTCGCCGGATTCGCCTGGCAGCTGGGTTACGTTGAATGTGTTGTTCACGGTACCTGGCACCCAAGAATCGCGCCCACCGAACGCCGGATTGGCGAATTTCGGCAGGTTCGGGTTTACCGGTGCGCTAGCCTGGGTCATTTTGTAGCGCGCCTCAGCCTGGGCCTGTTTAAGGTCGTCCGTCGAGCCGAATACGGCCTTGGTTTTCGCCCAGGCGTTCTGCACTCCAAACAGCTTATTGGCCATCCAGTCGAAGCATTCAGCCGCACCTGATTTGAGGTTGTCCCAGAGCCGACCGAAGACCCGGGTCAGCATCGACCAGTTGTCGTAGACGGTGTATGCAGCACCAGCAATCAGGCCTACCACGCCGAGAAATTTCAGACCGGTTCCGATGACGCCAAGCAGCGTGCGACCTGTAGTAGCCGCCGCAGCGCCCATCGCAGTTGTGCCTAAGGACGCCTGCACGCCGGCCGCGGCTACTCGCAGCTGTGCCGCAGCGTAGATGTTCATGAGAGCGCTTGTGCCAGTAAGGACAGGGCCCAACACCGACAGCCCAGCTCCCAGCCCTGTTACGCCAAGCGCGAACGCTTTGGTATAGTTGCTGTTTTCCCCCATCTCCTTGGTCATCCACTGCATTGCCTCAGTAGCCTTGTTAATGGCCAATGTGTAGATGGGGAGAACTTGCTTGCCCATCTCCAGCTTTGCGTCGTGGTATTTCGCCTCGGCTTCCAGCTCCTTACCGGTTGTCAACGTCTTGCCCAGCGCTGCCAGCTGGTCGACATCCATCGCGCCTTGGTTTCGAGCTGCCGCTTTTTCGATAGTCGGCATCAGGCGCACGATTTCTGCCAGCATGTTTGCGCCGGTACGGTTCGACACAATCATGCCGATAGCGTCATTGATTTGCCCAGGGTCCGTGATACCTTGGGCTTTCAACGTCGGCAGCAGAATGTCTCGCGCCCACTGCACGAGGTTGTCTTTGAACAGCTGTGCACCTTTCAAGGCGCCAGGGTCCATGAACGACAACTGACCGCTTTTGTCGTGATGGACTTTTGACGGGTCAGCGATAAGCCCCAGCTTCTCCAGGTTGCGGGCAGCGCGCTTAGTGGTTCGGCCTTGGTACAAACCGTTGTACAGCGACATATGCGCGGTACCTGCGGTGTCGCCGCCCATCGCCTGCACTAGCGGTTCCATCCAGGCATACATGTTCTTAGATGGCATGGATGCCGCCGCAATACCGCCGCGGGTCAGGTACTGCATCCAGTCGGACGCATTGACGCGGCCACCAGTAGCGCTGATGACCTTCTGGATAAGGTTGGCCTCGCTGCGGAATTTTTCAGGCGACGAGACTGCGCCACGGTTTTCGGCTACACGAATCAGGTCAATCATTTGGCGTTCGTTCGCGCCGCCCTGTTCTTGTCCAAACACTGCCCGGTTACCAAAAGACATGTCGTACACCGTGCTCAGCATGTCTTCGGCGTGATGCTCGTCAGCGACGATAGACAGGACATCTCGCGCCAGTTCGGCCTTATGGGTCTGGCTGACACCATAAGCAGATTTGTTCTTGGCGAATGCAAGCAGGCTGGTATTGACGTGGGTACCCATGCCGAGACCCGCCATCTTGCCGGTCTCGAGCTCATAGCTGCGCGCTTCTTGCATGCTCGGCACCGCTGCCTGGAGCATTGAACGACCAGCAGAGCTAGCCATGCCGCCCGCTTTGGCGACGGAAGCTGCTCGGGCGTTGATACGCTCCTGGGAGGCCATAGCCCGATTCAGCCGGTCCTGAGCTTTCTGGGCGTTGCTGATTTGTGTCGTCAGCTGCTGATAGCGCGTGACCAGGCTCCCGACCTGCGCCGGGCCTTGGCGAGACATCTGTGCCATCTGCTGCATCAGCGAGCGCTGTTCAGCTTTTGCTTTGCGGATTTCGCCGGACAGATTCTTAAACATCCCGCCGGTCGAATTCAGCGCGCCCCGAAATGTCGAGGACAGAGCGCCGCCAATGCGCAGGACGGCATCAAAATTAACAGTACGTGCCATTACGTGCGGCGCTCCGAGAGGTTAGCCGGGGGCTTTGGGGCACCCATCCAGCCAGTAGAGGAATTCACAAACGCGCATCTTCATGATGTCCGGGATGCTCGTGTGAGAGAAGTTAGCGAGGGCTAGGACCCCATCCCGTAGGTACTCCGGGCTTAGGGTCCACCGGTAAAATCGAAGAATGTCACCTGCACTTTCTTGAAGTCGCGAATCGACAACTTTTCCATGTCGGCCGGCGCCATATCGCAAAGATTCGCCATGAATTTGATTTCTTTTTCGTCTTCTGTACCTGTGGCTTTCAAGCCTGCCTTCTGGTCGCTCATCAGCGGTTGGCGCATGCGCAGGCTAGTCAGCTTCGTGCCGTTGATTTCGATAGCGCGGGACAATGGGATGTCGACAAACTCAGGGACATCGTCGTCAGTAAATTTAGGCTGCTTAGGTTCCATATTGGACTCCAGGTAGATTGGTGTTCTACGTATAGCTACCGGGTGCACAGACGAAAAAAGCCCCTACCGAGGCAGGGGCTCTTGGTGCAGCTGGCAGGAGTTACAGGCCCAGGGCCTGGCGCTTCGCCTTCAGCTGGTCGACGCCGTTGATGACCCGGGTCATGTTCTGCACGTCGATTTCGGTAATGGTCTGGCCGTTATGCTCGTAGCGGTAGTAGACGCACGAGACGGAAAACTTCAACTCCGACGTTTCGCCAGGCTTGTGGGTACCGTGGTCCATTTCCGTAAACCGGCCGGCCATGGTGTAGACCACAGGGCGGACAGTGCCATCGAAATCCTCCAGGGCGCCCCGTGCCACTACGCGGGTCGATTGGCCGTTCACAACGCCCCATAGGGCAAGGACGGACGGGTCGAAACCCTTGAGCGTACCGGTCGCGGTCAGCTTGTCCATCCCCATGTCCAATTCGACTGGGGCATCCATACCGCCACCGCGGAACTCGTCGAGTTTGAGCGTCAGTTTGGGCGGGGTGAAATCGACCAGTTGCCCAGCGTGGCCGCGGCCTTCGATGAACAAATTCAGGTTCTTGAGAACGTTCTTGGCGGCCATCAGAAAATCTCCGTGATGTATGCATTCGTCAGCTGGCTACGGAAAATCACGTGCTCAGCCGAGTACGGCGGGGTGAAGTCGAAGGAGAACACCACGATGCCTTTTTGCACTTGGCTTGCGGGGTTCAGGTCAGGGTCGCACCAGCAGCGGCCGTCGATGATGGCGCCCAGGGCTTTCAGCTCGCGCAGGTAGGCATTCACGCCTTCCACCACTTCGCTGACGTAGTTTTTGGTGATGCCCTGGTCGACGGCCCAAATATGGGCACGCACCACGGAATCGTTGATGATGTCGGCAGTCCGGCGCACCGATACGAACTGGTAGCGAGTGTCGGTCGTGCTAGTGTGGTTGCCCCAGACACGGAAGCCACGGCCGGCTTGGCGGACGATAGTCGTCACGTTGCCTTCATTGAGCACGTTAGCCTGGCTCGTGGGCGAGGACAGGTTGAACTCGATGTTCTGGCTGGTGCCGATGATGTTCAGAATTTCTTCGTTCGACGGCGACTTCCAGAACCCTTGCTCATAGTCCGTACGAGCCATCACGCCGGCGATGCAGCTCGATGCAGGCATGGCCACGATTGCGCCTGCCTTGTTCGTACGCAGCACTTTCGGATACACGACGTACAGACGGTCACTGCCATGGCGGGTGGCATAAGCGGTGGCTTCGGTCGTGGTGGTGTCAGGAGCATCAGCGATGGCGATTGCCTTCAGCTGTGCCGCGACGGTTTTCAGTGCCTGGACGACCGGATTTGCCAGCGTCACGCCGTTCGCATCGGTAGCTTGGAAATCAGTGAATCCTGGAGCCAACAGAAGGCGCGGTGTGTAGCCGACAGCGCTTTCAGCGTGCAACAGCGCGAACACACCGCTGTAGTCCGAGCCCTGGCCCTGAACGGCAGCCAGCGTTTCGGCGTCGGTTTCGCCCTCAGCTACGCGCACGACAACCATCAGCGCGCCGCCTTGGTCGAGAATGGAATCAACGGCGTCTGGCAGCGAGCCGGCACCTTTGCCGTCGGCGCCACGCAGCAAGGCAGCAGCAGTGCGGCTACCCGCAATCAGCACGGGCGTGTTGAGCGGAAAATCGGTGGCACTCGCGCCTGGCGCGGTACCGACCAGGCCGATGACTGCAGAACTTACAGTCGTAATCGGGCGGGGTCCGGCGTCGGCTTGGATAACTTCGACGCCATGCAAGAATGTGGCAGCAGTCACTGGAAACTCCTTATTGGTTAGCTAGCTCTCTCGTATAGCTACTGGCTAACCACGGACTGGAGACTGCGGGTTGTAGACGAGCTCCCAGTGCCCGCCGACCCAGCGCGGCTGCTTTTCACAGCCACAGGAAGGCGGTGCGACGAGGGTGGAGTTTGCCGGCATGAGGAACCGGCCGAGAACCAAGGGGTCTGCATCGAGCACTACCTTCCGCAGGTAATGCCCGGCGTTGTCGTATGTGTACGCGTTCACCGGGCCTCCCTTAGTAGCGAATGCAGGCCAACATCGAGATGTTCTTTGGCCGGGTCTCGTTAATCATCGGATAGAGCGGGTGGACTTTCGTGCTATAGCGCTTACCGTCGCCTGAGAATTTCGACGTCGCGTCATAGCCAAAGCCAGGATTGCCGCTCTTCGGGTAGCCGAAAAACTCCAGGTGGTCGTCGCCGCCCCATTCGTGCTGGTGGTCCTTCAGGCCGTCCTGTTGCGTGGTGCCCAAGCCGCGGTCGATGTCAATACCCCGGCCGTCGTCGAGTGCACGCGGGAACAACCCGCGCATGTCAGGCAGGTTGAACGTAGTCGAGCCATCCCCGGCGCCGTAAATGGTGCCAATGGCGTTGAAGAGGCGAGCGTAGGCCGTACGGCTCACCGCGGCGCCGTTGGCCTTCAAAAACCCGTTTGGCGCCCCAGCACCTGCGTAGAAGATGATTTCGCCGGCCGGCATCAGGTTCTGCATCTCGCCGCGGCTGAACACGTCCAAGTTCTGTCGCGCCACCGCTTTGTCCACCACGTCGGAGAGGTTGTTTTGCTGCGCGAGCGGGAACGGTGCATTACCAGCTGGTTCGTTTTGCACACAAATGAGGCGGTCACCCTCGTTGCCAGGTGCGGAGAGCGTGAACTGGGTCGGGTCGACCGGATTGGCCGTCCACTGGTCCTGTCGGAGACGTTCACCGTTGACATAGACCGCCAAGCCGCGCGTAGTCGTCAGGGTCAGGTGCACGACGGCTTGGCCGGCCGCCAGCGTCTGCGTCTCTTCGATGCAGTCCACGACGACATTGGTCGTGTCGATGTCGGCCCATTCGGCGTCTCCATCCTGGTTCGACGCTTTGCGCAGCACCTGGAACGTAGTACCGCCGGGTGCTAGCGTTGCTAGCGTGATGTTGTTGATGACCCAGGAACGAGTCGCTACGGCGATGTTCGGGTTGATGACAACGGTGATAGCCGAGGCGTTGTCGACTGTGATGTACAGGCGAATAACGACGTCGGCGAATGCCCCATCTTCGACCGTGGGTTTGTAGGTGGCGGGCGTGTTGGCGACCGCAATCAGTACACCATTGCTGTCATAAACGCCGACCTCGCGCATCGTAAAGCCGTTTTCCGTGTTCGGAATGACCATCTCGACAATGAATTGCTTGGCGTTGTCCGGGTCCTTGTAGACCTGGTTGACGGCAGCACGGAACAGTTCGTGCACAAGGTGGTCTTGGCCTGGGTCGAGCGTGACGTCATTGCCGCCGCCGTCACCGACAGCCATGGCCGTGATGTTGAGAGGTTGTGCAGAGGCGATAGCAGCAGCGATAGCAGCCTGGCCGGCAGTAGTGAAAATAGTTTGGAAAGCCATTCGAGGTGCTCCGTTAGTACCAGATGATTACCGTGCCGACGCCGCCGTCGCCGCCGGCATAGCCCGCGCCGCCAGAGCCACCGCCACCGCCAGGGGTTGCGCCTGCTTCACCGGCGAGGTTGCGATTGCCAATGCCGCCAGAGCCGCCGCGTGGGGCGGGGGAGCCATTGGCTTGATAGGTGCTGTCGCTTGAGAATTGCGAGCCTTGGCCGCGGATGTTGAAGTCACCGCCTTGAGCCTGGCCGCCGTTATTAGAGTTGCCGGCGCGGGCGAACATATTCAATTTGCCGGCGATTACGACCTGAGTGTCTGTGCCAGAGGTGCCGTTCACCGACGAGCCGGCAGTTTTGTAGCCGCCTTGGCCCGGGGCGCCAACAGTTACCTGCACGATGTCCGTTGCGGCAACGTCGAGCATGATTGAGGCGTAGCCGCCAGAGGCGCCGCCGACGTTCGCAGCATTGCCACGGCCGCCTTCCCCCGGTCCCCATGCTTCGATATGAAGGCGTTCAACGCCCGCAGGGATAGGCCAGTTCGTCTGACCTGCTGTACTGAACACTGCGCGGTGCGTGAATCCTCCCATCTGGCCAACAGGTCCTGTAGGGCCTTTGAGAGATGTAGGAGTGCCCCAGCCGCCGTTCTTCGGGCCGTACAGGTCTAGGGTCGCGGTGTTCAGGTAGAAGTCGCCGTCCTGACCCAAGTCAGCGTCGGGGGCCGTAGTGCCATTCAGGAAAGACGTACCCGACGTGCCGCGCAGCGAGATAGGCGAGCCGGGCGAGGTCCACGGGGTTGCGTTATCGGCTTTCGGCCCGTACAGCAGCGCACTCGCACTGTCGATGTAGTAGTCGCCAATGTTGCCGACGGCCGCATCGGGTACCGACACGCCCGAAAAAATACGGGAGCCAGCATTCTGTTTCAGCCAGTTCAGGCGTTGCACGATAGCGTGAATAGGCTGGTTGAAATCGCTCGACCACCCGCCCAGAGCTACGCAGTCCACGCCGTACAGCGGGACAGGCGACCAGGCTGGTGCATCGTTAGCGTTGCCGTCGAAAGTAGACATCAGTTCTTTACTCCATCCAGTGTTTGTTTGCCGTCGAGCTTCCAGCTGCCATCAAGGACGAGTGGAACGGCGGTAGCGATTTCGCGGCCGAGTTCCAGTTCGATACCCAGCCCTAAGGCCCCGGCGACGTACAGGTGAGATTCGGTGCGGATGCTGATGCGGATGGCGGTCAAGTGCGAACGAAGATTCTTCGTGTGTTCGACGACTTCGATAATTTTCATAAGCAGGGCGCGTTCGAGCGGGTCAACCGTGACTTCCAGCAGCAGCTCAAACGTATAGGGAGCGCCTTGCACGGCCTGGCGATGCCACTCGAGCATTTTTGAACCAGTGAACAGAGCGCTGATTGCCTGTATTACGGCTTCGGGCGTACCGCGCTTCTTGAGCACGGCCAAAGATGTTTTGACGGTGCGCCGGCGCTGCTCTTCAGTCCAACCTGGGTCCCAGTTCGGGACGCACACCTCCCAGGCCAGCCAAGGGAGCATGTTTGCGGGAATGGTGTCGGGGTCTTTTATCTCGCGCACCGGCATCTGCACGAGCTCAATGCGTGCAGTCGCGCCTTCCAGCGCGGTTTCTGCCGGCGTAGCGTTTGGGGGCAGCAGCGTCGGAACTTCGCGGAGGTCGGCCATTAGTCACCCACCACGAACGAGAGCGCGACGTCGGTGCAAACCGCTGCTTGACCAGGGCTGATAGCGATATTCGACGCGGGTTCGATGAGGTTCACCTGCTGCACGCCGGCTTGGTGCAGGGCGCGATAAAGGCCCGACATGGCGACCTCGTAGCCCAATTTCTGCACGCTGTCGGCATATGCGTTGACCGCGTCCAAAGCGGCACCCAGAATGACGCTTGCGTCCGGACCCGGGAACAGCACCAATTCGGCCTTCACTTGGTACGGCACGATGGACGCGGCGTACACGTTCACGTTGTCCGTCAGCGGCCGGATGCTATCGGCGTTGACGGCCACAGCTACCTTGTCGAGCACTTCCTGCGTTGGGATGCCGCCAGCTTCGCGGGAAAGCACGTAGACGTTCACGACGCCGGGCGTTAGGGAGACAGCGCTGATGTCTTTTACGCGGCCGTCAGCTGAAAGGCCATGGAAAATGTAGGCGCCCTCGGGACCGGCCACGCTGAATCCCTGGAACGCGATTTGGATGCGGTAGCGGTAGGTGACGTCGTCCTCATAGACAGCTTCGGTAGGCGGAATAGCATCTGGATTCGCCGGCTTGACAACCAGGCGCGGCACAGACACGTTCGCGCCCAGGTGGTCTAGGTCGGCGCCCTTAGCGAACGCCAGGAGCACTGCATAGCAGCGGTTATTGAATTCAGCGCGAATCAGCAGCTCGCGATACGCAGCTACTTCGAGGATTTTGTACGCAGGGTCGGACTCCAGCAGTGCCGTAAATTCCGGGTAGCGCGCCTGCAGGTCGGTGACCATGGCAGCCACCATCGCCTCGTAGTCGAGTTGCTCGACTACGGCGGGCGGCTTGAGTTGGGAAAGGTCTACAGCAGTGAAAGAGCCGGCCATTTGAGTATCCGTTATTTGATGACGATGCCGTCGAGAGTGATTTGTTTGCCATCTGGCAAGTACACGCCGTCCATCACAATTTCCACGACACCAGGGCGGGCGCTCTTGGCGTAGACGCGGGTGACTTTCAATCGCGGTTCATGTCGCTGAATCGCTTGCGCGGTAGCTGCATACAGCTGCAGCAGGGTTTGGGCATTCATCGGGCGGTCGACCAGGGCGAGTAGGCGTGAGCCGTACCCAGGCCGCATCACTCGCGAGCCCAAGGGGGTCGTGAGAATGTCGCGGATGGATTGATGCAAGTGCTCGATTCCGCCAAGCGGCTTGCCAGTGAGTGAATTAGTCCCGTTCATTCACACGTATAGCTACCGGCGAACGAACGGGACTTGAGGGGTCAGTCGGGCGGTCCAGACTTGTCAGGGCCACCCCGCACGCCGCTATGAACGTGGTTTTGGAGAGAGACTGCGCCGGCTACGGTGTCACCATCGCTGTGGATGTTGCCGTTGACCTGGAGATTCCCGGTCACCGTTGTTGTCGGGCTGTCCACGGTGACGCTTGCCGGCGAAACGACCGTGACCGCGCCCTGGGCATTGACATTGCAAGCGGCTTTTGTCGTGATATCTACCTGGCCTTCGAACTCGATTTTGAGCGTCCTGGCGCCTTTGATGACGACGTCGCCAACGCAGTCGATGAGATACGTTCCTGCTTTGCGGTCGTATGCGATGGTCGTCCCATCCTGGTAGAGCGTTATGTGCTGGTCGGCGGACTTACTGGGGGCGGGGTGCTTATCGCGATAGATGCCGGCCAAGATGTAGCCCTGCGAAAGCTCGCCCGATGGGGAAAGCACTAGGACTTGCTCGCCTTCCTCGGGCGCCCACCAGACCTTGTCCGGACCGGCACGGCCGGAAATCCAGGGCAGCCAGTCCGAGCGAAGTCCGCCCACTGCCACCCGGGCTCGGGCATTGTCGACATCGACTTTGTAGATGGTGCCGACGCTGACGATGCCGGCAATGCGGCGGTCGTGTTCTGTCAGGTCGAAGCTCATTGGGTGCTACCTCCGACCCTCAATGCCACCTCGGCCGGCGAGCCAGGTTCAGGTACTGCGTAAGGGTCGAAGTCGCGTGCTTGCCAGTCGCTGACTAGCTGCTGCGCCATCGCCTCAGCCTCGGCCGGCTCCATCGGCTCCAGCCCGGCTACGCCGGGGCGACAAGACTGCGTGTAATAGAGTTCGTTGTCGATGCGGATAACGAACCCGCCGTCGGTCAATTCGTAGGTGTACATAGGCATTCGGCCTCGCGTTAGAGCGTATTGTTGTTCTTGGCGTACACCGTGCCAGAGGGGGTGTAGCCTAGACACGTATAGCGCCATGCGGCGGCACCGCCGTTATTCGTCGACAGAACTTGGAGATACATCCCGTTGAGCAGCTTGACGTTGCGCCAGCCATAGAACGAACCGGCGTTCACCGGGTTGTACGAGTACTGCCCACCAATCGCCAGGGCGACCGTCGACCAAGTGCTGTTCGCGGTGCTGTAGATGTAGACGGCCGTAGATGCATGCACCTGCAAGCCGTCCGGATGCGTCGCCAGCCAGCCAAGCGTATTCTGGTAGCCCGCAGGCCGCGGGCCCAGGTTCGTCCAGGCGCCTGTGAGCGGATTGAGTGCAAAAAAGCCCGTCGTTGTGCCCGACGCCGCGTACTCAAGCATCGCGATGCGGCCATCACCCATCAGGCAGGTATTGGCGCCGCTGTAGCTCGGAGTCACAATAGCCGCTGAGCCCATCTGGTAGCCGCCGTGCGCCACCGTAGTCCAGGTGTTCGTCGTTTCGTTGTACAGGTACAGCACCGTCGGGTTGCCCCAAGCACCGGCATTGAGCGTCTGATTCGGCAGAACCGCCAGCTGACCACCAGGCAGCAGGTGCGCTACACCGTACTGCAGACCGCTGGCAGGCATGTCCGCGACCCGGGTCCACGTATTGGCAGCAGGGTCATAGATGTAAGCTTCAAGGCGCGCGGTGGTCGTCGCTGCCGAGCTGATACCGCCCACCAACAGCATTTTCCCGGACGGCAGCACGCCGGCGACCAGGCCGGTATTAGCGACCGCAGGCGGTGCAGCACGCGTAATCGTCGACAGCTGCAATTCGTTGACGACTTTCGTGTGATTCGCACCGGTCGACGCGATGAGATGCAGGCCGTCGGACAGCATACAGGCGCTGCCACCGTAGTGCACATTCGCCAGGGTGGTCGAGTTGCCTTGCAAGCCAATGCCGGAGGGCAGCGCGGCCGGCGGCGGGTCCCCTGCGACCTGCTCCCAGCCAAAGGGCAGTGGCAGGCTCGCGGTGAACGGACGCACTTCGCCTTTTGCGAACAGCATGCCGACAGCGGCTTTGAGGGTAGATTCGAGAGCGTCGATGCGGGCCGTCGAGGGCAGCGCTGACAGGTCGGCAGTCTTAGCCAGCGGCGCCACGGCGGCGGTGATGTCCGCGGCTTTGGCCGGCGCGTATGCTTGGAGAGCTGCCACGATATCGGCAGGTTTTGCAGCCGCATAAGCCGCCAGGGCAGCGGCGACATCGGTCGTCGGGATAGCGTGAATAGCATCGAGGACCGGCTGCAGGTTCACAGCAGGAATGCTATCAATGCGCGCAATGATAGCTGCTTGCGCAGCAGTGACAGCGCCGGTCTTGGCGGTGCCAAAGGTGGCCAGGGCGGCTACGACATCGGTCGTCGGAATAGCTGCCACGGCAGCCAGCACCGGTGCCAGGTCCACCGCCGGGATAGCAGCGATAGCGGCAATCAGGGACGCGTGCGCGTCGGACAAGCTCGCCAGGGTCGCCAGGGGTGCGACGGCCGAGGCAACATCCGTCGTCGGAATAGCGTCGATAGCATCCAGCACCGGCGACAGGTCGGGTGCTGCGAGCGTGTCCAGCTTATCCAGCACCGGCTGTAGGTCTGTAGCTTTGATAGCATTGATAGCATCGAGAACTGGGCCGATGTTCGCTGGAGCGCCAGCTTGCACCGCGAGCGAAATAGACGGCTGTGCCGGAGCCACGACAGCCAGGGCAATTGCCGGCGTGTCGTCGGTCGAAACGGTCAGCGAAAGCGGCAGCGGGTTGGTAGTGATGTCGAAGTTCATTCGGTCACCCGCGCGTCTACAATGATTTCAACGGTCTCGGTGTACGTGACGACGTCGCCCGAGGTGACTTTGATATCCCAGACCAAGGGGCCGGTGGGCCATCCCGTGGTTCCGTGGGTCGCGGTTATCGTGAAACCCAGGCCGTCCTCGTCGACAGCTACAGCCAGTGTGTCGACCAGCACTCCGGCGGGCGTGCGTACTTGCGATTTGAACGACAGGCCGGCCAGCGTGTCGGGCTGGCCAGCGGTGGAGGTGTAGGCTGCGTGCGAGGAGAAGCTCGAGCCGCGTTTGATAGTGAGGGACTGCACAGTGACGCTCCTGACGGTGTTTAACCGTATAGAGACTCACTGCCGTGGCGGGAACTCGAACAAAGCGTCTAGGTTCACAGTCGGCCGCACATCGCCTTCGACTTGCACGGTCGTCGGTGTCACGTAGTTCGGGTCATCGGCCCAGACATTTGCGCCCAGGTCGAGAACTTGATGCCAGTCCACCCGCCAGACGACGAACTGGTCCAAGCCCGGGTCGAATGCGTCGTCGTAGCAGCCGATGACGTCGGCCGGTTCGGCATACACGCCCCAGCGATTGAGGTGCGCGAATTCAGCCACCTGCGCAGCGATGCCAGGCGCCTTGCGTTTGATGTTGGCCAGCTTGAAGGGGAAAATAAGGTGACACTCGACACGAAAGTCCATGGACAGCTGGCCGGCGCCGCCGTCATGGGTGCTTGCCTGTTGAAACTCTGGAATCTCTATCGTCAGTGCGGGATAGGCCGGCAGCTTCGTGTGGTCGTCCGGATGCGCCACAACGGTTTTAAACAGCGGGAACTTGGCCGCCAACTTCGATTCAAGTGCCGCCAAATACGCATCGACAGTCACGGTTTGCTCGTTCGCCATTTAAGCTCCGACTCCAAGGTTTTTAGAAAGAATTTATTGAGTTCAGCTTCATCGAAAACACGACGGTCGATAGCCTTCACGGCCTTCTTCGTGATGTCGTAGGTTTGTTTTTCGATGGGCAGACGTGCCGCACTTGTCCGTTTGAAAACCGGACGGCCTTTGTCGTGGCCAGGGATGAAGGCGCCCTTGACAAGGCCAGTGGGCCGCGTTGATACACCAGCGCCACCCTGCTTAGGCTGCAAATACTGTAGCGACAGGGGATTGATACCCGCCCAGACACCCGATTGGATGCCGGTGCTGGTCTTCTTGACCTTCATCGCTTTAAGGCGCACTCGCAGGGCTTTTTGCTGTACCTGAAGCTCGCTCGAGAGGCCACGGCGAGCCCGAACCTGCAGCCAGCGCGCGGCTTTCAAGATGGTCGAGCGCAGAGCCTTGTCCCACTGCGCAGGGTAGGCGTCCCAGGCGCGCCGAATGTGCTCCAGGTCGCGTGAATCGACGTAGAAATCCGGGTCGTTCATTGCTGTACCTGTCGAGCCAATTTAACAACAGATATGCCGGTGCCGTCGTGCTGTGGTTGTGTCACGACGTCGAACGTCTCACCCTGGACGATAACCTGGCTATCACGGAACGTGAGCCCGGCGATATCTTGCGTGCGCGCGGTGATTCGTGGCTCGCTCGTGTCGACCACGTATTCGCCAAGGTCTGCGTTTAGGTAAGGGTCATCGTAGATGCACTGAATCTCGCGCCGGCGGCCGTTGGCCAGCACGAGCGTCGCCTTCACAGCGAAATCGTCGAAAAATTCGGTCAGGTCTTCGTGGAACATTCAGACTCCATGTAAAACGGGCCAGCCGTCGCCGGCCGGCCCGATTGGTACTGCTTAGACTTCGAAGCCCTGCTTATCAGGCAGGCTTACGGCCAAGGCAGAAGCTCGCACCGCGACGCAGAGCGACGTCGACGTCCTGCAGGGCGGTGATGATGATGCCGCCCGAAGCCGCGTCGGTGTACGGGTCGACGATGATGTCGAGACCGCCCCAGAAGCCCATCAGCACGTCAGCAAAGTTGCCGAAGAAAACATCACCGTGATTGATTTGATTCGTCACCGATGCTGCGTAGCCGTTGACTTCGCCGTCGCGACGGCCACCGGTCCAGATGACTGCGTCAGATGCGCTGTCCGGGAACTTTTTGGTCGTCTTCAGCGCGCCGCGGGTCAGCGTGTTAGCGATGTAACGGCTGTTGTCCACGTCGGCGTTGGAGCTGGCAATCTTGCTTTCCATGCCGACCAGTTCCACGTACGACGGCTCGAGAGCCGCGAAATCCTGGTGATGAATGCCATCGGTGTTGGCGATACCCAGCGGAGTGTCGTTCAAGCCGGTGCCGTAGAACGTTGCGTAGTCGATTTGCTCACCGAGAACGTTTGCCAGGTCGGTGCGAAGCACGGGCTCCATTGCGATAGACGACTGCAGCAACATTTTGCGGGTCAGCAGGGTCTGGGCACCAACGGTCTTCGGCGACATCGAAACTTTGCCGAATTTCGGCTTGCTGGTACCGACTTTGGCGCCTTCACCGACCCAGTAGCCTTGTCCTTTGCCGGTTTGGCTCGGAATGTCCACGTTGCCGTTCAGGCCATTCAGTGGGGTAGCCAGCTGCATAGCCAGGCAGCGGTTGTACAGGTACTCGATGAACGAGCCAGACAGCAGATTCGTAGCTACCAGATTGCCGCCGGTAGCGCCAGGCAGACCGACGGAAACGCCATCAGCAGCAGCACGAATTGCATTACGTGCCAGCACCTCGAACGGGACATACAGCCCTTTAGGCGACTTGCCGTCACGCTGTGCGGTACGGGCCGACACCGAGAATTCCAGTTCGGCAGCAGCGCGCAGAGCGGTGTCTTGCGGGTTGGCCATCGACTGGATAGCGCGGAAAATGCTGAACTGAGCCAGTTCGTCGCTGTCGATGCCCAAGGAGCGCGCCTCGGCGACAGGTTTCGTCGGCTTGCCTTTCGAGCGCTCGAGCAGAGCGGAGCGCATTGCGTCCACAGTGCCGCCGTTGTCGATAAACTGGTTAGCCAGGTCGGAAGCATCGAATTCTTTGCCCAGTTCGCGCAACGACTTGATACGAGCGCGGTCGGCTTCCAGGGCACTAGCGCCGCCAGCAGCACGGGTTTGAGCCGCAGTCTCGATAACCTCGAGAATCTCGGCAATGGTTCCGTCGGCGTTCATGCGAGCGCGGACGAGGTCGCCGTTACCGGCGCGAAGGATTTTTTCCACAGGATTCTCCCGTTGTGTGTTTGTTGGTTCAGTTGTGGCAGTCGGAACTACGACCTGTACATCCTGTATAGCAACCGGATTTCCGAGACTGCGACCAACACCTACAGATGCATCAGCGGGAACCGGTACGATTGAAATTTCGTACGGCTGCCACTGCGTCATCGTGTAGACATCGACGTGGTCTCGTTCTTCAGTAAGCTTCCAGGCGCTGCAGGTATAGCCAATGCTTACGTGTTTGCGAATGCCGTCGCAGACGTCTTGAAAAATCTCCTCGGCCCGCGCGCTCTTACCAAAGCGCACAACTGCCCGGCCCCGCCGGTCAGCGTCGATAGAGGCGCTTTCAATCACGCCAACTTGGTCATTCCAGTCATGCCCGACGAGCAGCGCTCCGCCGTCGTTCAAGCGAGATAGGTCACATGCGCCGGGTTCGTGACTCAGAACCTCGACGTAATAGCCGCGGTCGACCTCAATTTCGGAGGAGAACGCGAGCTGTACCGTACGCGCTTCCTTGTCGACGTGAACGACTTCGGCTTGGCGCACGAATTTCGAGCGCTCGCTGGTAAAATCAGCGGCTGTCGGTGCGCGTTTTTGGGTCCGCGGAGCCTCACGCGTGTACAAGACACCTGCGCGAAGCAGGTACCCTTCCACGAAGCTGCGCTGTTTGTGTTTAGTCATCAGAAAAAGGCTCCAATCAGGACGTGTAGCCACGTATAGCGACAGAGCTACACGTCCCTCGATTACGCTTTTTCTGAACTAGCGGGCGGAACCTGTGGTGGGTTCAACTTCATACCCATAGCCAGCTTGATGTATTCCTCGTCAATGCCGGCCGCGCGCATAGCAGCGATGTCGGCGGCGATTTCCGCCCATACCATCTCCGGGTCTTTACCCTGCTCGCGAATAATTTGGCCTGGACTTGTCAGGAGGTTGTTTTTGCTTGCAACGGCGGCCTCCACTTCGCTTCGCGGGTCAATCCAAGCCCAGCGACGGCCTTGCCATACGACGCGCTTGTATTTGGCGATGTTTTCGGCCTTCAAAGGGCGGCCTTTGACCAGGATTTTTTGGTCGAGTAGCGCGAATTTGAGCCAGCGCAGGTAGACTTTTTGCAGGAAAGAGCGGATGAACCAGCCCTGCAAAAGCTTCCAGTTCTCGCGGCTGTCCAGGGTGCCTTGACGAATGGACGAGAAATTTACGTTTTCCAGGTCCTGCGCCAGGTCGTTGTACGGCACACCAAAGCCGGCGGCGGTGCCACGCAGCTGTGCCTTCGTGAACTGTGCGAAGTCGCCAGACGGGAACTGATGGTCAGCGTTCTTGTACCGAGCGCCCTCGGGCAATTCATGCACCGAGCCGGGCTCTGCCTGGATGAGCAGCTCTTCATCTTCGTCGAGCTCGGGGCCGAACCCGGCCTCGTACTCGATAAAACCTTGTTTTGTAGCCGACACCCGGGCGTTGATGACCGCAGCCTCTTCGAAACCGTTCAAATGACGCAGGCGATAGAGACCAGTCGCGGTCCACGGAATGCCCCGGCGAAGTCCAACCAGCTCGGGCAGGAACCCGTGAATGATTTCTTCAGCTGGTACACGCATGAGCGAGGTACTAGAGAGCACATACGACCCGTTCTTGTCTTCTTGCGTGAAGTAATAAGCAACCGGCCGGCCGAATTTAGTGAATTCGATGCCGCCACGGATGAATCGGCCTCCGCCAAGATTTTCGACGTGATAATCAGGAGGACAACGTTGGGCGTCGATGACGAGCAAGCTAAATCCGTAAGGACCGGCATCATCGCCAGTCACCATTTGCACGAAGAATTCGCCGTCTGATGGGGTTGTACCAATGAGCTGCTCTTTGATGTCCTGCAACGACAGCATGCCCTTCGCATCACAGTTTTCAGCCTCGCACCATGTAGCCCACTCGCCTTCGATAGCCTCATTCGCAAGCTTATCCAGCTTGCCAGTAGGGTCCATGGAACGAGCCTGCAAGCGGATGCCCTGGTCGCCCACGATGTTTTGTTTGCAAAGCCGGGTGTACGCCTTGCCGTAGTCGTTATTGGCGATTTGTTGGCGCGAACGGGCCACCAGCCGGCGGTGCTCTTGCAGGTAGTAGTCCGCATTACGCGGGATTGCGTCCCAACTAGCGGTCGTGAAGTCAGTTTTGGAAGCGGCATAGCCTTGGCCAAAACCGTTTCGGAATTGCAGGGCGAGGTCGCGTTTTTTAGGCTTGACGTTAACCGCTGAGCGCTTGAAGAATCGTTCGAGGAATGCCATTGGGCGCCTTTAGAGGATGTGTTTGATGATTCGGCCAAGCGGACGTCCGGCTTTCTTGGCTTTTTCACGCTGGACGATGGCGCGGTACTTGTCCCGCAGCTTGATAAGCTCCTCAAGCGGCGTGCGCCAGAGTTCGCGGTTGTTAATCGTGTAGCGCTGCACGTCGCTAGTTGCGCGCTTCTCGAGCACAGCTTCAACAGCATCGAGAATTTTCTGGGCCTGCGTACGCGGGTCATAGGTGCCGTCCAGGGTTGCCAGGTCCGGATTCACCTGCAACTGTCCGTTCTCGAGCTCCACGACGTTGTCGCCGGCCTTGGCGCGTAGGGAGTAGCTGTACAAGCCAGGCAGCCAGGAGGACGTTTCAGCCGCGCTGGCGGTCAGAACATGACTTTCACCTTGGGCAGTGCTGGCCAAGTTGTAGGAAGCAGGGCCGCGCAGCAGCAGCACGAGCGACCAGGCACCCGCCGGGTACTTCGACGGGCGCAAGGTGAGGCTGAGCGTGAGGCCAGCAGAAATAATCGAGGGGATGTGCGTCATCAGTATCTCGTCGCAAAAGAGCCGCTGCTGCGTCGCAGCTTCCGGCGTGTCTTCTGTATAGCGACGGGCTCCTGTTCCTCCACCATGTCCGAAACGACGTCGGCGACAACCTTCTTCACCTCTGGTTCGAGCTTGCTAGCAACGCTAGCAACGCTAGGCGTGGTAGCAGCAGGCTTCGCCGCGGCGGCCAGCTTCTGGGCTTTCTTCGAGAGGTCCGGATTGAGCAGTTTCAGTGCCGCATGGGCGTAAATCCGGCAGTCCAGCGCTTCGTTCCGGTCGCGAGTTTTGTGCCATTCCGGCTTCTCGAACCCTTTGAGACGACGCGTCACCAACTTTTCAGCCGTCATCTGCGCGTAGAACTCGTCGTCGTAGTGCGCGTAGTCAGGGAAATGGCAATAGCCTGGACCTGGCTTGGTGAGCAGCAGGCGGCGCATCAACAATTTCTTGGCTTCGTCCACGGCCACCAGGTATAGGTCGACCTTACGAGCGGTCTTACCGCTTTGCTTTCGCTGGGCCTGCGAAACCAATGTGCGACCCCAGCCACCCACGCCTTTGATAGCAAAGAAGCGTCGGCCAGCTTTTCCGCGGCAGTAGTCATACGCTGCCTGGGTGTAGCCTGCCGTGCCACCGGTATCCAGGCACGACGCCTGGACCTTCAGTTTGGCGCCGTTCTCGTGTTGCCACTCGGTGTCTAGGTACTCCTCGAGCTCCATCCAGACCTCGGGGCCAAGGGGGTCGCCATAGAGAATTTTGTGGTCAATCGACCAGGATTCCTCGTTAATGCCCCATCCAACCACCTCAACTTCGAGCCGGTCCATTTGCATGTCGATGCCGGCCGTGAGGTAGATAGCGCCTTCTGGCACCTCCGCGGCGTAGGTTTCGGCACGTGCCTTGAGCGCGTTGGGCTCGACCGACTCGCCGGCGACTTCCCAGGTCTCTGCCAAAGACACGTTGTAGAACGTTTGCAGGTCATCCTGCTGCAGCTTGTCCAGGTACGACTGCACGATGTCGCGCAGATTGCGGAACGTGCTGTAGATTTCGTTGAGGTGGAACGACGCGTGCCCTTTGAAGGGACGCGCTGCAATCCAGCGGCCACCGCGGATAGCTACGATTCGCTCGCCATCATTGAGCAGCACCCCACAGTGCTCGCATGCGTAGCGTGCGGTGGTCGGGTCGTGTTCTTCGATGTGCACCAGGTCCTCGTCACTCGTCGAGCGCCGGCCGTCCCACTTGACGTTGGACCATTTGAACGTTTGCTCGCCCTCGCAATGTGGGCACTTGACGTGGAATCGCCGCTGGTCGCCGGCCAAGAACGACTTCTCGATGTACGAGGCGCCCTTGATGGTGGGCGTGCTGATTTCCACTAGTTTGCGTTGGTCGCCGAAGGTGGCTGCACGCTGCCAGAGAAGGGAAACCGGATGGCCTTCGTCCGTGACGGCGTAGCCATCGGTCTCGTCGCAGACAATCATTGGTGCCGAGCGGCCGCGCATGGTCTTGGGCGAGCCGGACCAGGCGAACATGAGGAATCCGCCCGGATATGACTTCATCAGGCGGTTGTTGACACCCTCGCGACCACGCGGCTTGGCGATGCGGTTACGCAGCTCCGGCGTGGCGTCCGCGAGAGGGTTCCACTTGGTCTCAAGCCAGGTCGCCAAGTCGCCCTGGGACGGCTGCATCATCATCTGCGAGCGTGGCTCGTGCACGATGGCGTACGCCTGGCCGCAAAGTGCCGTCTGGGTTTTACCCACCTGGGCACCCCACTGCAGGCTGATACGCGAGCAGGTGGGGTCAAACATCAGGTCGAGCACTTCGCGCTGATACGGCGCGTTATCGAAATTGATAGGACCAGGGACGGCATTACCCGCAGGGATGCGTACGTGCGCCTCAGCCCACTGGCTCGGGGTCAGTTTCGGAGGTGGACGCAGGAGCTTGGCCGCCTTCTTGAGCGCCTTGCGGATGCCCTTCCAGTTTGGGAACAGAGCAGCCATCACTCGTCCTCGTCATCCAGGTCGGTGATGTCGAGTTCCGACGGGTCCATGCTGGCTTCGTCTTCGTCGCCGGTGCCGGCGAGGTTGATGTCGGCCAGCGATGACAGCGCTTGGTCGATTTCCTTGAGCAGCACAGCTTTGAATCGCACTTCGTCGGTCTCGCCAATGACGAGGCGAGCCACGCGAGCGGGCAGATTGCGCATGCCCGCCTGGATGGCAGCGAATGCGTTCGAGAGGGCGCGCTCAACCTGGGGCAGTGCGACGACTTCCTGCTTGGCCTTGGCCAGCTCGAGTTCGGCCATCTCGGCTTGTGCAGCTACGAGACGACCTTTCATCTCGTCAGCATTGCTAGCACCGCTAGCGCCCTTCTTGCCGGTTGCTTGCTCAACCGCCTTGTCGACCAGCCACGTGTGCACGTCCCGGGAATTGAAAATCCAGGTCACGCCTTGACTGCCACGCTGAACGACCGGGCAGCCTGCGCGTACCCAGTTATCCACTGTCGTAAGGGAATAGCCGAAGAAGTCCGCAGTTTCCTGGCGGTTCAAGTGGCGTCCCTTGTCGGTTTTGGCAATTTTTGGCATTTCAGATGTTGTTTAAGGGTGTTGTCATAGGGAAAAACCAGCCAGGGGTAGTCGTTTGAGAAAATTCAAAAAACCACCCACATGCGAAAAGACGCGGACCTTTGGGCCCCGCAGGGCAGGGGCCTCTGGAAGTACCTTGGGAATTTGCCTAAAAATTAAGCAGCGCCGAAGGGCCGGCGAACTGCCTAAAAAATAGGCAGAAGCGGAAGCGGCCGAGCTGCCTAAAAATTAAGCAGATGCGAAAGCGCAGCGATTTGCCTAAAAATTGAGCAGCCTTGAGAAGGCAGCGGATTGCCTGTTTACTGAGCAGCAGCGCTTGGCTGTGCGGTGACCCGATTGGGCTGGACTACATTGCGAACGTAGGCCTGACAGGCTCGGAGCTGGTCAGCTACTTCGTCTGCTTCTGTTGCGAGTTCGATAAGATGCTCTCGAGCTTTGTCAGAAAGGATTGCTGCGGGGGCGACGTCATAGCTGCGGCAGGCGGCGGTGGCAGGTGCGCTGCGGCTGGTGTTGGTGGCAACGTGCTGCAAGCGCTTGCTAGCAGCGATAGCAGTGCTAGCGCGCATGTGCTGCGTACGGTAGAGCTCATCGGATATCTCCTGCACCTGGGCGGTGAGTTGGTGTTCTGTGGTTCGGGCGGCCTCGCTGGCCACGGTGGCTGCGTGGGCAGCGGCCAACGCGGCTGCCTGCTTGGCCTTCTCGACCCGTGTGTGCTGGTGGTGGCCATAGGCGCCCCAGCACGCCAGGGCGAGGACAAGCCAAGCGATAGCTGGGATACGGCCCAGGAAGCCCAGCAGGGCCCCTAGAGCGCGGGATACGGTTGCGGTGACCATTACGCCCAGCCTTCGGCGCGCTGCTTATAGCGGTGCACCAGAATGGCCACGCCGGCCACCAGCAGAGCTGCTGCGAGCAGATACGGGGTCGGAATGCCGAGAAAGCCGGATACGGCCTGTACTGCGTCGCGAGCTTGCGTAGCGACCGGTGCAATAGCCGAGGCTGTGTCCGCCACGGAGGAAGCGTTGTCTTTGACCGTCGAGAGAAGCGTCAGGGCGCCGGCGCCTGCAGTAACAGCACCGGACTGGGCGATAGGTGAGGTAGCCAAGCTGGATTCGCTGGACACCGCCTGCGGCATCGGTGCCGGCGGGGTGTCGTGGTCTACGACAGGCGTGAGATATAGTGCAGCTTCTGCAGCGCGGCGGGCGACCAGGCCCGGCAGCACTTGCTTAACCTTGTTGACTGTCGCTTTGTTCCACAGCGCGAAGGCACGAGCAGCAGCTGCTTTATCGCCACGCTGGTGTGCTTTAAGAACTGTGGACTTGGCCAAAGCTTGAAGGCCAATGTTGTAGGCCAGGGATACCAAAGCCGCGAGTTCGTTATCGTTGGTTGGAACCGGGTGTAGGCGGCCGTTGACGTATCGAGAGCACAGGGTCTGCACTCGATGCGTGCATTCGGTTAAGGAGTCGCAGAAGCGTTGGTCGGCCTGCGCTTTCGTCCAGCGCATGCCAGGGCGAATGCCCTCGGTCTCGCCCCAGCCCAGAGTCCACACTCCGGCAGGGCACAGGTATGCGGTGAGTCGGAGGCCTTCAGCCTGAGCGATAAGCGCAACAGCCGCCAAGGCGATAGGCCAAGGCAGCGTCGGGTCCGGCAGAGTTGCTTTTTTAGTAGCCATTGGGCACCTATGTAGTAGATGCCTCGTATAGCTACTGAGGGGTCAGTGCAGAATCTTGAATCCGGCGGCGCCCATGACCGCGATGAACAGCGAAAAGCCGATGGTTTGAATAGCGCCCCAGACCGCTTTGTTAATACGGCGCAGGTCGGGCATATCTCCTTCGATAGGAGTGAGTCGGGCTTCAAGGGCTGCAAACGAATTGGTAACGTCAGCGCGAAACTGCTTCTGTTCAGCGTCTCGTTGAGTGATTTTGTCTTCGATGCGCGTGTTTTGGGCCTCGAGGCGAGCCAGCGCTTTGAGTGTTTCAGCGATGCTCGCCAACGTCAGGTCATTGCGGTCGAGATGGTCCTCGACAAGCGCGAGACGGGTTTCGGTAGTTTGGGTAGGCACTAGCAGCTCCGGGAATCAGGTAAGTGGGCGGGCGAATGCTAGGTATAGGCACAAAGCGCTAAGGCTTCTGCCAGCTCGAGTGCCGATGCGACATAGAAGAGCGCTGCAACTGGGGCGGCCCAACGGTAGGCCGGGGCATGGGGGTCAGAGCGCAAAGCCAGATAGGCAGCGCGGCCGGCAACCACCTGGCCAATGACCAGGAGTAGCACGACAGTGATGAAAACGTGGACCATTCGGCCTCCACAGGTAGAGGCTAGGTATAGCGAAACCTGCTAGCCAAGCTCGAGTGAACATGGTCACCAGTTGTTCACCCGCTTAAATCATTGATTTAAAAGGGAAACTCAGCCAGGAGTGAACGAGTGAACGTCTTTTGAACTTAGTAGTCCGCAGCGTAAACGTATCCCCTATCCCTTATCTAATATTCCAATACAACTCTCTTAAAAGATGTTCACTTGTTCACTAGAAAGCTAAAAACGCTTTATAATCAACAACTTATGGTGGTGAACATCTAGGTGAACATGTTCACTACTACTTGTTCACTCAACTCTTCCTGGGCAGCAGAAACGACAAAACAGCCCGAAGGCGGCTTGTCAGTACTACTTCCCATCACGCCGCGTGGGCGGTCCAATTGGCAGGACGGGTGGGAGTCAACTCCCAGAACTTGCCCAGTTTGCCGTTCTTCTTCTCCGGGCCAAAGTGCTTGCGCAGCAGTTCTGCCATCTCGTTTGTGTTCTTTTTGTCGACTGGCAGCCCCAGGCCGCGCACTACCAGTGTCGAGGTCAGCCGGATGGTATTGGTTGCTTTCTTCGCCGGCACCGGCTCCACACCGACGAGCGACAGGTTCGGGGCAGTTTCCGGAAGCACGAAGGCTTCGGTCAGCAGTTCCTCGAGCGGCTGGATAGCCTCGTGCTGCCGGTTTACGCTGTTCAGCATCTGTTCTTCAGCCTTAGTCAGGTGCCACTGTTCTCCGGCTTCGTATAAGGCACGTACTTCGGCCCACAGCTGTAGCATGTCGATATCGTGCATGTAGTCCACACTTGTCACTGCCAGGGTCAGCCAGCGGCGGTTACCCGTTGTGTCGGTCAGAAAGTTCTCGCCGTTTACCGAGCCAAAACCAACTGTACGGCGCTTGAAGCGGCTGTCCATGTGCGCGTATGGCAAACGGACCTCATCGTCGGTACGCGACAGGAACGCTTTGAGTTTCGCGATATCTGCTTTGCGGAAGATACCGTCCAGCTCGCCCAGCTCAATGAGCCAGTGTTTGATTGCCTGCAGTACGCTGTCTTTTTCGTCAGGGTTCAGCGCGATGCCGTCCTTGACTGCGTTTTCGACGTCCGGGCACAGGCGCTTGAGCCAGGATGTCTTGCCAAGACCTTGCTCACCCGCCAGCACCAGCACCAGTTCGAATTTGTCCGTGTCCTTCTCGCTGTACAGCGCGGCAATCGCGCTCACTAGCCAGCGGCGCACCATCGCGTCACGGTAGGACTCCATGCCCGGCGCCACATGCAATGTTTCGCACAGTGCTTGCAGGCGGCTCTGTCCATCCCATTCAGCGCCAGCCAGCCACTCGCGTACCGGATGATAGACGCACTTGTCAGCAATCGCGCCCAGGTACTCTACCAGTTCGGTGACCGGCATGCCGATACGGCGGCACAGCGATTTGATTTCAGCGATAGCCGAATTGCTTCCATTGTCTGCTTTGTGGTCAACTCCAGGGACGCGGATGTCGATGCGCTTCGTCATTGCGTTGTAACGGCACGTGATGTTGTACAGCTCGAACAGCTTGCGGACGTTCTCGATAGTCGACTGCAGACCGACCACATCGCCTTTGGCGTTCGTTTTGATGTGGTCAAACAGCCAGAAGCCCGCGGTCTCGTGCATTGCGAACGATTTCTTAGCGGGCGCGGCCGGAGCGGGAACAACAGGCGCCGCCGTCGGAGCTGCGGCTGGAGCCGAGGCCGGAGCGGAGGAGCTCGCCGTGCTAGCTTTGCGAGCCTCGTGCTTTTCGATTGCTTCTGTCGGCACCGACATTTCCAGTTCGATGTCGATTTTGCGCGCGTCAGCCGCCGCCAGGATGTCGTCATTAGCCTCGACGTCCGACATGATATCTGCCAGTTCGTCGAGCGAAGTAGCGGCAGCGATAGCGTCGAGAATTTGAGTCATGTTCATTGTTCGGCTCACTTATTGTTGTTGTTATGGGTAGCGAACTGCTGCTCAGCGATGTCCGCGAATTGGTCCAGCACTTGGCGGAATCCGGAAGTCGGGCCCCAGCTGTTCAAGCGTGCTTTCTCGAGGGCGACGTCGGCATGCATCCCGTTGCCGCGAGGGGCAAACGCGACAGCGACGGTTTCGCTGCGGTTCTTGAGCAGAATGCGGAACTGATGGGAGGCGTGCTTAACCTCGATATCGCAGCCGGTCGCGGCAATGCGACGGTACGGCGAGAGCGTGATGTTGATGGTGTTTTTGTTCATGATGCGGTTCCAGTTGAACCAGGCGAAATCTGCCTGTCCTACGTCTAGCAACCGCGTTTCCGAAAATAGGGCGTTTTTCAGGTCATATGGCGTTTCTATCTGAAAATAATTTATATGCACCTATCTGGGTTATATAGATGAGCCTGTCACAACCCTCCCAGACAAAAAAGACCCCGACACGAATGCCGGGGTTTGAAAACAGCGGTACCCATCACAGACCGCTGGTGTAGCGCAATGCTCTCCGCTAGGAACTATGTATAGCGACCGGGTTTAGCCTCCCGCGAAACCGGCTGTCTGTTGCCAAAATTAGACGAAACATACTAATTTTTCGCCAAACTTGTTTAAGCCTGCAGGCGGGTGTTCTTTGGTGCATATACGTGTAAAGGGCTTCTGCTAGCCCCGCTAACAATGCAATCAAAGAAAGGCTGTTAATGAAACTCACTGTAGTAGTAGCAAACCACAAAGGAGGGTGCGGCAAGACGAGCCTTAGCCTCCTCGTTGCGAGCACACTCGCGAGCGAAACGTTCCGCGTGGTGGTCATCGACCTTGACCCGCAAGGCTCCGCCGGAATGTGGGCCCAGGCTGGCCAAGGCAAATTCCCGGCGCAAGTAGTGCCGGCTACGGCCGAAACCCTGGACGCCGTGCTCAAAGCGCTGGATGTAGACCTAGTCATCATCGACTGCCCGCCTTCGTCAACCGCGCCCGAAACCCTGGCAGCGCTTGACCGTGCCGACCTGATTGTTGTTCCGAGTCTGCCGAGCACCCTAGATTACTGGGCGACCGATGCCATGAACATCGCCGCGCTGCTGCGTCGGCCAACCGTGCCCCGCCTGGTCGTGCTCAACCAGCAAAACCACACGAACCTGGCTGCTGAGTTGACCGAAGTGTTCCGCCGCACCTGGACCGGGCCGTCTGCCGCTAACGACGCCGGCATCACGGTGGCCCAAGCCAGCCTTGGCGACCGCACTGTGTACCGCGAAGCTGCTGCCCGCGGCCTCGGAGTGAAGCAGCTGCCAGGACGTACCAACCATGAAGCCGTCGCGGAGCTTGATGCTCTCGCCGTAGAAATCCTTACCACAGCCATTCGCGCTAAATAACCTGAACCAAACGGAGTATCACCATGAAAACCAAAACCCAGACCCCCTCCCTGACCGCCAACCTGGACGCAGTGCGTGCCGCTGCCAAGGCCCACAACGAGCAGCTTGCCGCAGCCGCCGCCCCTGCACCGGCAGAAGCCTCGAAGCCCGCCTCCTGGCCACCCGCTGACCAGCCGAAACCGGTAGCAGCCCCTACGCCTGCCGCAGCCCCGGCAAAACCTGTACTCAAACAATTCAATGTGCGCCTGACCATTAGCGCCAACGCCCGGCTGAACGCAGCAGCGCACCGCGCTGGTATGTCCGCGCAGGAGTTCTTGGAGCGGTTCGCAATGAGCCTGCCCGAACCGGTAGCACCTGAGCTTCCGTGGGAAAAACAAGCATGACCACGACGGCACCTTCGGGTGCCTTTTCTCACCAAAACGCGTTTTGTTCCCGTTTACAACAGTTGCTGTACAGATAAACAGTGCTTCCTTTACTTCTCAAGATTGCCTAGTTAACCTGTTATCAACGCACCCCACTGGAAACCGAAATGACTATCATCCTTTTCGCAGTTATCGGCGCCCTGGTCGGGCTGGTTTTGCAGCCTGAGCATGCGGCCGCGCGTCCAACTGAAGAAGACTTCGAGCGTATGCTGAAGAAGCGCGGACTGCTGTAATGTCGAGGTTCGATTTCACGCTGGCGTTTCTCGTCTCACCAGCTGGCCAAGAAGGCATAGTCGCCTTGGTGAATGCAGGAGTACCGGGTGTTTCTGCCTCCATCGTTCAGCGCGGACGGTTGGAGGTGCGTTTCGTTCGAAGTGCCGATAGCGCGTACCAGGTTCTCAAAAATGCGATACGCGATATTCATGCGGTAGTGCCGGCTGCGCAATGCATACTGTATTAAATGAAAAACCCCCAACCGAAGTTGAGGGTTTTGAATTATTGAATCAGGCGTATTTCCAGGTTTCTTGAGTGCCACCCGTACGCACAATTTCGCGCCAAGCATTGAACGCCGTGCCATAAGCCGTCATGAAGTATGCAGTGGTGCCGATAAGCGTGCCGGGCACGAATACGTCCTCACTGATATTCAGACCACAAGCCTGCGCGATACCGAACGCCATGATGATGCCGAGAGCTGCCGCCGCTAATGGAAAAACTCGGTAGGATGGCTTGATGTTTTCTCCGTCACAGTACAGCTCGTGAAAGATAAACGATGCGAACGTGAACCGCGCTACTGCAATCCAGGCACGTTGACGCAGGGTGCCCTTTTTGAATCGCACTCCGTAGAGCACACCCTGATACAGAGCATGGATTTCGGTGTGAACCAGGACTGCGACGAACATAAACAGGAAAATGCTTGCGATAGTGTGTTGCGACATGGTGATACTCCTCGAGGTTGTTGCGTTACCGAATTCGAATGAATCCGGACTGCTTAGCTAGGGCAGCTTGAAACGTCCGTTGCAGATACAGGCGCTTTAAGCTGCCCTAACCAACCTCTCGATTTCCTTATAAACAGTATAGGCACCTGTCTCCACGAAAATGCACGGCTTTACACTGCCTCGTAACAATTTCTTACAACTCTCCGCGTCGCGAATGCGGAGCGTGCACGGGTACGACTTTGGGTACCCCCGGCGGAGCTATTACCTCCTTCGGTGACGCTCTTCGCAGTGCCGCCGTGGATTTCCCGCCGACGAAGAAGGCGGAGAAAACACAGGGGGCGATGCGAAGCGGCGTCACCCTAAATCGCGTGCATTGAGGAGGCGGCTGAGCGAAATCCCCCGTACGCTCTTTGTTCCCAAAACAAACCCTCCTCGAACGCAGTAGTACCAACCCCCTTTGTTCTCAATGAACCGCAGCCCCGCCCGTGTGTTAGCGCCCCAAGCACCCTCGACTGCAGCAGTCCAGTAGTCCCGCTTTCGGCCGAGCGCTTCTCTGGCCTCCGCAATCGACTGAACCCAGGTCCAGCCATCGAGCAGCAGTACAGAAGGCCCAGCTGAATGCCGGGCGCCTGAGGGACATTTGAAAGCAAGGAGGGTGCTACTCAGGGAAGGGCGCGTGCACAGGGTTGTGCACTCGACTGGGTAAAGTCCAAGCCCGCGCATAGCGCGGTTGGCGGGGTTGAAGCCGGGCCAAGTCGTCGGGAGGATTCACCAGGGGTATCTCAACGCCGGCGATGACGACTGGACAGCCGACGCCGTAGAGTGAAATGCAGGTGCTGAAACTGGGGTAGCTACACGAGTTATCACGAACTCACCCGGATACAGGGGCTACCATGAAAATCGCTAACCCGACTACTTACGCAATTCTTACGCACATCGGCACTTTCGGCTATCTCACGACACGTGAAGTCGGGATGCTGACCTGGCACAGCATCACATCCAAGGCTGCTTTGAAGTCCGCGCAGACCTGGCTGACGCGCCTTCGGAAGGAAGGACTCGTACTGGCGCGCGAGCTGCCGTTCAGCGGCGTGACGCATGCGTACGTGCTGACTCGCGCCGGCGCCGACATGCTCATCGAGCGCTATATCGACCAGTACCTGGCTGAGGAATCCGACGACGGCATGCCTTGGTTTGCCCATGGCTACGACCTCAGTTTGAACATGGCGATGCCTCGGCACGTACTGATTGAGCTGTGCAGCCGCCTGATGGCTGAGGCTAATCTAGTTCCGGTTGGCCAACGTGGACTGGTCCGCGGTTTTCTCAGCAAGCGCCAGTACAAACACTTCGATGCAGCGCTGCTCAGCACAGCTGGTCAGGTCGAATTCGGCGTGTACCTTGCAGCAGGGTTCGGAACAAAAGACCAAGAGCGCGTGAAAGAACTTTCGAAGGCCGGAACGCCATTCCTGATTGTTTGCCCAGCGGAGAAGGGCACTCAAGTACTGAGCCGGGTACGTGCACGGGCGAATCCGGCAATGGCCGAGTATATACAGCAGACACTGCCACCTGGACTCCTGGCGTAGCGTGGAAGTGGTACGAGCCCTGGGTAACTCCTAGGGCTCTTAAATGAAAAACCCCGCGAGATGCGGGGCTTCGAATTATGCGGGGAGGGCCTGTACCCAAGATGGCGGGGCGGACTTGACGAGTTCGGCTTGCAGCTGGAAGAACCAGGCACGGCGCCACATGGCGGATGCACTCTCGATTTCTGGCGACACCCTGTCTGCAATATGCGCGATAAAGGTATCGAGCTGCTTATCAAATTCAGGGAACGTGGTGAACCACGAGAATGCCAAGATGCGACGTTGGACGGCTTCGAAAACAGCTTTCTCGAATTCTTCAATAGTATTAACTTCGTATTTCAAGATATAACTCCGTGACGGGTTTTGTGATATTGGCTAGTGCCTAAAATGTATAGTCACCACGTGTTATATTTCTTAGCAGCAATATTGAAGATATATAAAAGCCCACCGAAGTGGGCTAGTATCAGGTCGGAGCTTGCCAGTTTTGCATGGACGTTAAATGGTATTTGCCGCAATATTGACAGCTATATATCCGACAGGGTTTGATACCCTCTCCGAGCCGGTACCGCTCGATTTGGTCCAGGGCGGCTTCGGCCAATTCCATGGTCTTGAACGCTTTTTTCTTGCAGATGACGCCGCGGTCCTCATCCAAGCGCACGCCAACAACTTTGCCAGCGCATTTGATGGGTTGGGCTCCGTATTCTTTGTTGAGGCGTTTGAGGGCCGCCTTACGCCAACCGATGCCACGGGTCTCAGCTTCTTGGTAGATGCGCTTGCGGTCACGCGCGTATTTGGAGTCGCCCATTTCACACCTCGCGCTCCAGCAATGCCAGTGCATCTTCGACGCTGCGAACCACGCCGGCACGGCCACCGGCACGATTGATAGCGTTGATACAGGCCAGCTGTTCCTTGCTCGGAACCCCTGTAGGCGTTTTGACTTCGGGGCCGAGGAACCTACCATCGAACGTCATGCCGAACGTGTCGGGAAAGCCTTTCGGAAGGCCGGTGCTGAACGGCCGGCCCTGGCGTAGCACGACATCGCCGGGCTGCAGCTCGACAGACATCGGTCGCGAAGCTTTAATCGGCTTAGAGCTACTGGTCCAGCCCTGGCCGACGTTTGCGCGCCAGAGCAGGCACTTGCCGGCCAGTGCGTTACGGATTTCGTTTTGGAGTTTGTGTTCAGGCGTCATTGATAGCTCACGAGAGAAGTTGTGTTCTCCCGTGTAGCTACCTACAATCAACACATGAGCAAAATTACGAAGCTACCGACGGCCGCGGCTAAACCGGTCAAGCAAGTTGAAGACAAGCGAACGTACCTCGAGAAATTCCTAGCCGAAGACACGCAGGAAACCGGCGATTTTGACTGGTCGGAAGTAACCAGACTTTGCCAAGCCGATGAGCAAGGCAACTACATTAAGTCCCTGGACGACCCGATTGAATTCACTCCACGCGGTAGGATGCAAATTCGGTCGTACCTGAACCGGCACGGTATCCGCCGTATGCCCGAGACGTACGGCGAGTTGGCAGGGAACTGGGGCTATTGCGCTCTGCTAGCCGGCCATGTGTTGAACCTTCGTCGCGAGCAACCTGCGCATTTCCTCGAAATTGAGCGCCGCGTCATCCAGAACATGCGAGGAGATGACTATCTCGCCATGGTGGACATGCTGGTCGCCGGCAATATCGAAGGCGCCACAGCCTGGCACGAAAACAACGGGACCTTTGAGAAGAACTCCAAAGACCCCGTTTTGACTAATCACGGTGGAGACTAGCGCCCCATGCTTTTCCAGCGCTGCTTAGCCCAAGCCCGGGGGTACTCGTAGTCCGTCCGGCTCTCGGCAAGCTTTATCAGCTCGTCCAGCGTCTTGCACGCGCGGTCCTCCTGACGCCGGCTAGCATTGCGAGCTTTGATTGCAGCTTCCGCAGCTAGCTTGGCGGCCTTGGCTTCCTCTTTGGCCTTACGCTTCGCTTCCATCTCTTCGCGCTTCAGCTCGCGCAGCTCCGCCTTGGTCAGCATCTTTGGCAGCTCGGCCGGCGCAGTCAGTTCGTGGCCGCAGTAAGGGCAGCACGAAGGGCCAACGCGTACTTGGCCGAAGCAGCCAGGGCACGTGCGTGGCGGTGGTGGGCCTTTGACGTCCTCGCCATTCGATTTCTTCTTGCTGCCTTCGAGCGACCAAGCGTGAACGTCATCCGGAAGGCCGTGGGTGAAGCAATTGCCTGCAAAGTCCAACAGAATCGCTGGCAGCCCATCTGCGCTCGGTCGGAGCAGGCGCCCAACCTGCTGCAAATACATCGCCAAGGATTTCGTCGGCCGAATCAGCATGACGCATTTGACCTGGACGTCCATGCCGCTCCAGGAGGCCACATCGACGCCCTCGCTGAACAGGTCGCAGCTGAAAATCACCTTGATTTCTTTGCGAGCAAATGCCCCTACGGCTACGTCCTGTTGGTCGCGTGGCGTGTTCGCGTGCAGTGCGACGGCAGGGATGCCCGCGGCGTTGAATACATCGGCACAGTGCTGTGCATGAGCGACGCTGACGCAGAAGCCCATTGTCAGCAGGCCGTCGGCGTACTGGCGCCAGGATTTGACCAGGTCGCCAGCGAGCTTCGGGGTATCCATGCGTTCGGCCAGGGCGCCGCGGGCGTAGTCGCCAGCGGTAGTCTTGAGACCCTTCAGGTCCGGCATCACCGGGGCGTAGGCGACGTATCGGGCCAGGTGGCCGCGCTCCATCAGCTCGGCGCTGGTCGGCCCAATGCACATGTGCTGGTAGACGTCGCCGAGGCCGCTACCATCCAGCCGCTCCGGACATGCAGTGAAGCCGACGACGTTGGCTAACTCGAACGATTCGATGACCTCCCGCCAGGTAGTTGCGCAGCTGTGTGCCGCTTCATCGACGATGACCTGGTCGACGTTGATATCGAGGCCCAGGGCCTGGCGGCGCTTGCGCAGAGCCTCGATGCCGCACACGTAGACCAGTTGGCCAGGCTCGTACGGTTTGCCAGTCGCTACGAAGGAGTGAGCAAGCCCGTACTTGGTAAGCGTATTAGACAGCTGGTCGACTAGGATTGACCGCGGTGCAGTCAGGAGCGTCAACTGCTTGCGAGCGATGGCACGCTCGACGAGATTCGAAATCATGACCGACTTACCAGAGCCGGTTGGAGATACCGCCAACACCCGCTGATGCTGGGTGCAAGCCTGGACGGTCTCGGCCATCAGCTTCTGCTGATAGTCGCGCATGTTGATAGTGGACATTTACGTGAAATCGAAGGTTGATTTCACGTATAGGCACCGGCTTTACACGCGATTACACGCCCGAAACAGCAGTTGCTAGCGCACCAGCTAAGCTTGTGTAAATCTTAAAAAACTGGCTACAATACTTGCGTCATCGTGTCTTAGTTTGCTTACGAAAATCCTCTCGCAAAAAACCGAGGATTAATCAAAACAAACAGGAGATTCAATGACGGAAAATTTGTATAAAGATGATGTAAATAACTTCGCTTGCAGTGACGGAGCGATGCTCGAAATACTACTGGCTTCGAAGACTGCACGTGAATGTCTGGCTTCCTGCCGCGCTAATGACCTCTCGATTTCGATAGCGCAAAGCTTGAACGTAGTCGTAAATGCACACTTGACGCTTGAGCTGAGTGTCGAGCAGTGGCTAGACGACTACGGTTACATTGTAAGCAAGTAGTAGACGATTAAGTAATGTGATGCCAGGCTTAGCTAACTTGGCTAGCATTACTTCCTTTTCCTGAAAAGAGAAAGCCCTCCGGAGAGGGCTGCGGTTACATCAAGTGCGAGAAGCGGTACGGCGAGAACTTGCGCTCCGTGAGACCAGATGGAGTTTTATGTCCCTGTCCCCAGTTGTAGATTCCCGCCGGTGCGAGAGCTGCAACAAGGGCAATACAAATAATCGTGATAATGAAAGAAAACATCGTAACTCCTTAGTGGTGGAGCTACGTATAGCCACCGGCTTTACACGCGGTTGCCCGACCTGACCTATACACTTGCTCCAGTAAACTTGTTTTCTGGCAGTGGCGGCGTAGAATGTCCAGCAAACAACTTCTGTGGACATCATGGACGAACAACAACGGCAAGAGCACATCGCGCAGATTGCTCTCGGCCTAGAGGCACTGTCTCCAACGCAAATTGACCTGGTACGTAATGTCGTCGCGAAGCTATCGACTTCGACGAACGGCTACCGCAATCCTGCCAGTAACTTCATTTCGGACGCTGGACTGAACCATATTGGCGACGCCCTGCTGGCGCACCATTCGATGGCTCAGCGGCCGCTGTCGAAGGAATCGTTCGAGCATGCGCTCGAGGGCGCGCTGCGCCGTGCCGGCCATACCGCCGAACTAGCAAAGCGTGGCAATCCTGGCCACGACATCACCGTCGACGGCGTGGCAATTAGCCTGAAAACGCAGGCCGATTCCGCCATCAAACCTGACGTCCTGCACATCTCGAAATTTATGGAGTTGGGTTCGGGACCGTGGGAGCTGCCACTGCTGCGTGACCAGTTCCTGGCGCACATGAATAGCTACCAGCGAGTTTTCCAGTTCCGGTGCCACCGCCAAGGTACCACCGGATTCTTGTATGAGCTGGTTGAGATTCCGATGACGCTACTGCGAGAAGGCGCTAACGCGGAGCTTGAGATGCGGGAAGACAGCCGGCAGACGCCTAAGCCAGGCTACGGCCACGTTCGCGAAGCGAATGGTCAGTTGAAGTTCCAGTTGTATTTCGACGGCGGCACCGAGCGAAAACTGCAAATCAAAGGCCTCCGTAAAGACCTTTGTATCCTGCACGCTACCTGGTCGTTCGATTCAGCGGCGCTGGTTTAAGCGCTGCTTTGCGAGCTCAGCGTATTCCGGGCTGAGCTCGACGCCAGTGCACTTCCGACCGAGTTCATTGCAAACAACGCCGGTAGTGCCACTGCCAAAGAATGGGTCGAGCACACGGTCGCCGCCGCGCGAGCCAGCTTGAACACAAAGGCGGGCTAGTTCGCGTGGGAAGACCGCAAAGTGCGCACCACGGTAAGGCTCAGTGTTGATGTTCCAGACCGTCCGGCGGTTCTTCGTCCCTTGCTTCTTGTCCAGCGCAGGCTCTTTTACAGCCTCCCAGTCGTAGAAGTACTTCTCAGACTTGGACAGAAGGAAAACGAATTCATGTGACCTGGTTGGCCGGTCTTTCACGCTCTCTGGTTGGCAGTTCGGCTTGTTCCAGATGATGTCAGTACGAAGGTACCAACCGTCCTCTTGGAGCGCGAATGCAAGGCGCCAGGGAACACCTATCAAATCCTTGGGCTTCAGGCCTTCCGGTGTGTCTGCGCGGTAGGACATGCCGCGGCCCTTATTCTTCGAGTCTTCCTGGCGCCACGTGCGGCCACCGCTCGTGTAGCTGTCGCCAATGTTGAGCCACAGAGTGCCGTCGTCGGCCAACGTACGGCGCACCTCGCGGAACACTGCCACCAGGTCCTTGATGTACTCACGCACGTCCTTTTCGGCCCCGATTTGTCCTTCAATCCCATAGTCACGCAGGCCCCAGTAAGGAGGAGAGGTCACGCAGGTTTGAAAGTACCCATCAGGGATATCCTGCAGCACTTTGCGAACGTCGCCAATGATGAGCTCGGCTTGATTGTCTGGCAGTGTCGAGACCGCAGGGGTAGGTGCCTGCTGCTCGTCGAAAAGCGAAAGAATTTTGTCCATAGGCGATAGTTTACGTGGTTTTTGCTGTCGTGCACACAGCTAAACACGCGGTGTCTATACGTTGCACTAACCTTACACGGAGTGCACGATGCAACCGACCTACATGACAACTGACGAACTGGTGTCTTACTTGGCTAACCGGTATCCTCGTGCTTACAACAAGCGCACCATCAACAACTGGCGCTACCTCGGCCGCGGTCCCGCGTGGTTCAAACAGGCTGGTCGAGTGTTGTACAAACTCGACGATGTACAGGCTTGGGAAGCCGCTGGCGGCGTCATGCAGCAGGGCGGAAAGGCCTAAATCTCCACCAAACTTGTTTAGAGAAATATTTCTTTATTGACACGTTCTGAGGGCTGTTTACAGGCCCTCTTTTTCGTTATGCTGGTCTCTCCACAACACCGGAGAGGTCATGAGCAACGAACGGAATTGGGAAGATTATGGACTTACCGCCATGGATGCGGCGCCGTCATTATCGGCAATGGACTACGTAAATCCTGAACCAGCTACTCCCGAGCAGTATCAGTACACAATATTAGATATAGCCCGAGAAGAGTTACGTGAGAAATACGGTATTGCATTTACCGACAGCGGTTCGCCCGCGATGGCATTCGCTCAGTGGCTTAACTCCAAACACCCTATCTGCCGTGCTGAAGTACGAGCATTTACCGGCGCTCCACAGGACGCTCGAATAGTTATTGCCGATATGGTGCGTGGTAATGATTTTGTGTTTAGTCTCGACCTTCACAATAACGTTGCGCGGCCAGTATCGTTTTTCTGCGGTGCCGTTCGAGATATTTACAGTCATTCCCTGGTTATTCCTCCGAATCTCACGTACGCACGTGAGGACGATTCTGACCCAGGAGTCCTGCTGCTCGACCGCGGCCAAGGGGCTGACTACATCGCCCAAGAAGCGCTGGACGTTTTTGGTACGCTCCTGATAGTGCAATGGGCCATGCGGCTGGAAAGGCGCTGGCCATGGGGTGCCCCCGCGGTCGAACAGATGATGATGCGGAGCTATTAACGTGCACGCTATCTTTGCTCGCATGTGGGCCCAGCTGTACAACGCTCACATCAATATCGGATTTGATGCTACTGAACGCGAGGTTCTTGTCCGGTACCTGACCTGGCGCCTGGACAGCGTAAGCGGTGCATATCTGTCGGAGGTAGACCCTGGGCTCGTGCGACTGGTACTTCCGAACTTCGCTCCAGATTGGCCGTTGCAAATTACCCTTCACTTCGGAAGCCCGACCGCAACTCCGCACTGCCCAGTTCCTGGCTTGTCCGAAACTTTGGTGTTCCTCGGGCGCCACAGCTTCGGCCCGGACACTATGACGCTCTACCGTCACCTTGTGCAGAAACCGAGCCCATACACTCAAGCCGACTTGGACAACCTGGCGCAGCTGTTCATGCGGCAGTGGATACGCCGCCTGCTGCCATGGACGTCCCGCTATGGCTACTGGTAAAGCTTGAGCAGAAGATTAGCTATGTACGCCCCACCCACTTCGACTTCTTCACAAGGATTCCGGCATTGTTCATGACGATGTGGCGGCGTAATTTGGAAGTAATCTCATCTATAAGTTGAAGAGTAGCGTCATACATCTCGACAGCGTAGTCGATGTACACCTCTTCTTCTGCATAGCGATAGTCACTGGATTTTTTCCAAAATGGAAGCTTTTTAAGCGTTGGCTCAGTAACGGTCAGACCGAACTTTTGTGCTCGTTTAGATAGGGTATCCAGGTCATGCGTCTTTACGTTGTCGCGATGCTGATGCAAGTAAACTTTGAACGCTTTTTCTACAGCGAGATGAAACTCCCAAACGGCAACTGCCGCGTTGGACGGCTTAAGGCTCAGAATATCCGACACACCTTTTTCGATGTGCCGGATGATGCCTGGTACCATCTGCCTACCTTCATCCGGGAGGTCTGCTGCTGACTGTAGTGCCAAGTTCATGCTGCGTGTACGTTTTACTATCTTAGCGACACTCTCCTCGAATTTTGCGCGTTCGTCAGTGGCCAATGAGTTCAGATTTGGTTTCGTAGGGAGAAACGACAGCGTAGTTTCGGTCTCGTGAATAGAGTCAGGCCAGATACACCATGACTTCTCGCCCTCGACTTCGATTTTAGAGATGGTCTCTCGTATCTCGAGCAGTATCGGTGTGCCGTGCAACAAAGCTAGGCCTGGCAGCATGCTTTTTGATGGAGTGAAGGCTTCCGCACCGTATCGGTCTTGGTACCACTTGTGGATTGCGACAACCAACGCAGCGAACCATTCCCTCTCGAAATAGTTGCTGTCCTTCGAGTCTCCGTAAGGCAGCTCGGGCATCGCGTCTGCCACCATCCACATAGCAGACCTCAACGGCCGCGCGTGTAGCGGTACGGAATCAATCGTGAACGATTTGTCGAACAGCTCTAGCCAATGGCCGGCACCCTTGGCGAACTCTTCCCAGTCCAGCATCATCTGTTGTTCCACTTGCGCCCCCAAGTCACATGATAAGCTTATTGTAAGCCGAGCAACTCTCTATGGGGAGAAATCTGGGGAGAAAAGGTATTGAATTTCTTCCTAATTCTGCCTGCCGTTGCCTTAGATTGCCGAGTACAATAACTAGTAATTTCAACGAGTTGCAGTGTTCATGCGGGTTTCCGCGGTAGCGACTAGTGGCCTCCGAAGCCAAGGGTCGCTGGTTCGATCCCAGCCAGCCGCGCCACCTTTTCTTCCTTTCCCTCCTTGTCTTGCCCTGCGCACCTGCACGCGCGCTGCTGCACATTTGTCTCCATTTGTCTCAATGCGCAATATTGTGTCTCCAATGTTGCGCACGATAGATGAGCGCCCACGGTCGCGCCGTCGAAAATGATACTATTACATGCTCTGGGCATAAGAATGTTGCCCAAAAGATCACGGTAGTCGAATACTTCCCTTGAGAAAATGGCAGTATTTTTTGGCTCGGGTGCGCATCAGGCACCATCGCGTGGAGGTCGCAAGGCCTGTCATGGCCGGTAACTTGTTGTTTCTATTTGACAATCCACGTACTTTTGCTGGGAAGTATCGGTTTTTCCGTGTTATATTAAATGTTATACAATTTGCAAAAATTGGATCGGAACCGATAAAATGAATGCAGAAGCAGTCGTTGCAGTAGTTGGACTCGGGTACGTTGGTTTGCCACTGGCGGTCGCATTCGGCAAGCGGGGCAGGACGCTCGGCTTCGATTTGTCCGCCACCAAGATTGCACATTACCGCAGCGGCGTCGATCCCAGTGGAGAAGTCGCGGCTGTCGACCTGGCTGCGGCGGCGCAGCTCGAATTCACGACCGATCCGGCGTGCCTGGACGCCGCCGATTTCATCATCGTCGCGGTGCCGACCCCGGTCGACGGCGCCCACCAGCCTGATTTCACGCCGCTGGCCGGCGCCACCACGCTGATCGGCCGTCACATGAAGCCCGGTGCGACCGTGGTGTTCGAGTCGACCGTGTATCCGGGCGCCACCGAGGAAATCTGCATTCCGATCCTCGAGCGCCAGTCCGGCATGCGCTGGCGGCGTGACTTCCACGTCGGGTTTTCGCCGGAACGCATCAATCCGGGCGACCGCGAGCATACGCTGGCGACCGTTCCGAAAGTGGTGTCCGGCGACGACGACGCCACGCTGGCCCGGATCGCCGCGCTGTACGAAACGGTGGTCGAGGCCGGCGTGCACCGGGCGTCCGCGATCAAGGTGGCCGAGGCGGCGAAAGTCATCGAGAACACCCAGCGCGACCTGAACATCGCGCTGATGAACGAATTGGCGATCATTTTCGACAAGATCGGGATCGATACCAGCGACGTACTGCGTGCGGCCGGCACCAAATGGAATTTCATGCCCTTCCGTCCGGGGCTGGTCGGCGGCCATTGCATCGGCGTCGATCCGTACTACCTGACGCACAAGGCCGAGATGGTCGGTTACCACCCGCAGGTGATCCTGGCCGGCCGCCGCATCAATGACGGCATGGCCAAGTTCGTGGCCGAGAAAACCGTCAAGTCGATGATCTCGTCGGGCTTCCACGTCAAGGGCTCGACCGTCAACGTGGTCGGCCTGACGTTCAAGGAAAACTGCTCGGACCTGCGCAATTCCAAGGTGGCAGACATCGTGCACGAGCTGGCGTCCTATGGCTGCGACGTGCATGTGCACGACCCGCTGGCCGATCCGGGCCAGGCGCGCCACGAGTACGGGATCGAGCTGGAGAACTGGGACAGCCTGCCGCGCGGCGACGCGATGGTGGTGGCGGTCGGGCACCGCGAGGTGATGGAACACTCGTCCGACGAGTTCTGCGCCAAGCTCAACGACGGTGGCTGTTTCATCGACGTGAAGGCGCAGTTCGACCCGAAAACCTTCAGCCAGGCAGGCTACAGCGTCTGGCGCTTATAA